CTCGGCCTCGACACCGTTGTTAATCGCCCACGATACCCACTGCTCGGCATCGGGTTTCTGTACGTGCACCTCGACAATACGGTTGCGGGTGTGTGCTTTCAACGTATCGCCTACGCCGTCAGTAGCAAGGTTGCCGGTCAAGAACACCACCGTTTCCCTCGGGATACTGATGTCACCCAGTCGTGGGTTAGCCTTCTCAAGCATCGGGTGAAGCATATGTTTCACTGGGTCGGCACCCTTACTGAACTCGTCAAGCATGATCACCATTGGCTTGCCGGTATGTAGCCCGAACCTAGCGTTAGGGTAGTAGTGGGTAGTCTTGGTGTCGTGGTTGATCACGGGCATCGCAATGTCACCCAAGTCGAGATTGGGTACGTCAATATAGGCATGGTCGTACCCCAGCTTGGATGCAATGACTTCGAGCATCCAGCTTTTACCAATGCCCGGCTCACCTCGTAGCAGGAAGCGGGTATCAGGGTTGGTCGTGATCAGGGTTACTGCTTGGTCAAGTGTTACGGTCTTACCGAAAGTTACTTCAGCCATTTGTTAGCTCCTTCTGTTAATGGAATTTGTACTACGTTGTTATACCTAACACTGTTAGGCTGCGCTGCTGTGGATTGAATTCCCACTATTATATTATACCACATTGTTATACTCAATTCAAGTTTTGGTCAGCCCTTGATGACTAAGCCCTGCGCCTCCTTGTCATAGCCCCCCATACTGTCGTTGATGTCAGCCCAACTGTCGTACGTCACGTTGGGCACTTTGCCTTGCTTGACCTCGGTCAGTGTCAGCACGTCCTTCGCATACAGCTTGAACTGTGCCTCGTCCAGTGTGCTCACTATGTTGTCGGGTGCTGCATGAATGACCATCTCTTGCGCCTTTGACATCCGCATGTACTGTGTATTGGATGCACGTGCGAACAGTATTAACGCAGCGCGGTAATAGTCCTCGGTGTTGTCCGATGTGATCAGTCGGTCTAGCTCTCGGCTTGCTTCGTAGAACTTATCAGCGTTACGCCGCTTGTCTGTCAGGTATTGCCATGCAGCGTAGTTCACGAAGTGCTCATCCCTGTTCATGTACTCTCGGACTGTCGTGCCGAACATAGCCGCCAACTCAGTCACCGGTACGCACACCAACTCGTGAGTGCTGCTCCACTTGGTTACCTCCTGTGTGCGCAGGGATATGAACCCCCGCAGGTAGCCTCGGAAATTAGCAGTACGCTTCCTAACACTGTTAGCCCCAGTGCGGTTGATCACGTACTGGAAGTGCTTGTTCTCGCTCAGAATCTCGTACTGTCCGTTGCCGATATGCCTGATGCGTAGTTCTTCCTTGCCTTTTGTTATGTATTTCTCTTGGCCGATTAAGTATACGCAGCTACCACGTTGCCTATTCGCACCTATCCCTAACACCTTAGAGATAAACTGCATGGTCAACGCCGTGTTGTATCCACCGGCAGAGACTACGACCTCGCCGTTTGGCAGGAACTTAACGCAGTCGGTGTTGTACAGCCTAGCTGCGTAGTAACCCTCACCCTTAATAATCTGATACTGGTCAGCATCACGCCGTGCACCCAGTGGCCGCACCTCATATTCCCGTCCACGTATGGGTGTGACGCTGTTGTAGAACAGTTCAGCTTCCCGATGATCCCTCAGCCGTTCCAGTCGGCCTACTGTTGCGAATGTAGTCATATCAAACCTCCGTAAACAAGCACTAGCAGTGCGAACAGCAGCAGCACGCAGATGTATCCGATCACCTCGTCAATGTCCATTTGTCACCTCCTCGCCTAACACTGTTAGGTGCTTGACCTGCTCGGCGATGGTGTTGATCACCACCTGCATGGCCGTGTGTACTGCGATCTGTTGCTCAATGGGCAATGTGTTGATGACATCGGCTGCGTAGGAATATGCTTCCTCAATGGTGTCGCGGGTTGCGAAAAGGGAAGACTGCAAGCCTGTTGCAAAAGCGTTAATTGCTTGGTTTGTTGGGTTGTTCATGTCAGACTCCGATAAAAAGGAAAAACAGTACAGATAACAGCGTACCGATAATGGCACCCCACAGTGCGGCGGCTAGTGCCCGCCACTCGTTCTCGTCTAGTTTCATGTTGTCCTCTTCGGGTTGAGTTGTTTCAGGGTTTCCATGCTACTGATGTAATAGTAGTTGGACTTATTTAGTGGTGCGATTGTGTGCTTGACTTGCTTGGCTGCATCTTCACCGCAGGGAAGGCAGGTCTTGTAGCCTAGCTTGTAGCGGTCGTGGGCAATGAAACCCCCGCACACTACGCACAAATAACGTGCATCTTCCTCCGTCATGTTCCCTCCTGTTAATGGGTTTGTCCTGCGCCTAACATTGTTAGGTGGGTTGACTTGCTTTGTTACAATTCCCACCATACATATAGTATACCACAAAGTTATGGCAAAGTCAAACTTTAGTCGGGGCTGTGTTACGAAATCTGTTATGAGAAAAGCGTTAAAAAGTTCAATTTGTAACGGAAAACGTAACAGTCGAAAACGCAGCAATGGTGCGGGTTTTGGAGCGAAATGGGTATGTAATGTTATAATGTTATGTGATTTATATATTATATGAAGTTTGCAGGAATTTTGCGGTGGTGCGAATTGCACTTGCCGATGTGCGTGAACAGACTGTGCCGGTCGCTCTCAATCTTGAAAATTAACGTAACATATAACATAGCTTTAAAATCAATGACTTAGCGAAAATAAAACGTAACAAAGCCTGTTTTTTCGTAACAAAGCAACGTAACAAAGCAAAAAGCCGTAACAAAGGCTACCCCCGCACAGAGAACTGGTTGGTCATAATTTTTCGGCAACAAAAAACCCGCGCCTAACATTGTTAGGGCGGGCAATAAAAAACCCCGCTTCGGCGGGGTTGCTACTAGGTGCGAAGGGATTACAGTGTAGCCAAATCCAAACCTAACGCTTGCAAACCTTCGCCGATCTTGATCAGCGCAGCCGCTTCGCGGGATTGAATTGTGCCTTCTTTTTCTTCCCTGCGCCCTGCTTTCCAGAGCAAAGTAAGTTCTTCCGTCATACGCAGGGACAGCGAGCGGGTATGACGCGCACCAACATCGCCTTCGCCCTCTTCACCATCGCCGCCGCCTTCGCCGCCCTTCGCCGACTCTGTTACACCTTCGGCCTCTTCCTGAGCGTACTTACGCACACGTCCCCAAGGTACGGACGTATTAGGATACTTGCCCGTTGGGTGTTTCTCGTGCAACGCTTTGAAATACAGTTTCTTTTCGGCGTGTACCATTTCTGCTTCTGCGCCCTTGTCATTGTGCTCTACCTTGTACCAGCCTTCGGGCAAGGCACTATTGAGAGCAATAGCGTATTCACGCTCAGCGCCGTATGTACGGGATGCAGCCTGCGCAGCCGCTTCACGCGCAGCCTTAACGATATCCGAAACCGCACCGATAACTTGATTGATTGTCATGATAGCTATCCTATAAATTAGCCTAACACTGTTAGGTTCCGCCTAACCGGATAAACACTGTTTTATGTTTATGGGTATATTATACCACAATTTACTAGCCAATTCAAATTTACCGGAAACAATAATTAAGCTAACAGTGTTAGGCGCGACACCCCATCCCCCCAGATTTTCAGCATGGGACTCCGGCTCACCTCTACACACTATTCTGCTCAAACGATACCGCGTTTTGAAAATACCCCCCGGTACCTTAGCAAATTGCAAACCCCCCACCCCCTATATTTTTTCAGTACGATTTACGTACACGTGACATAGCGAAACCCACCCCCTTTGGAGTCCCGTGCGAAAAACGCAATTAGCTAGCAAATGCAGAGTAAGTTTGAACGTCAAAATCCGGTAAAGGACAGGATGGACAGGATGTACGGCTATTTCCGGAAAGTCTGTGGGACCTACGAAAGTCCCGAACGTCAAAATCCCGTAAGTTCAAAAAATCCAAAAAGTCCAAAAAACTTGTTTTGGACACGCCAGACGTAAGAATCCGGGAAGGTGCTCAACTTGAGCATCTTGCTTACCTTGCCGTACGTAAGAATCCGGGAAAAACAAGTGAGCGAAATGCCTATTTCAATCCGCCAAGACGCAACGTAAGAATCCCGTAAACCCCCCTTGCATTTCTGAATACTTGTGTTAAATTCTGGCATCCCCGTTAACGCGGTGCGCTATGATCAATATAGAACCTACGAAGGACCACCCGGTTCCGTTCGACTTATCCGAAGAGAAACCCAAGACTCTTGCGGATAGTATTTCTATTGCCGCAAACACTGCAGATTTGATCGAGTCTCTTGGTGGCAGCATAGACTTCAGTGAGAAGGATGAGGCGCAAGCCCGCAATCTGATTACTGGTACTGCCAAGACAGCGACCCCACAACACGTGACCCAGCCCGGAGTGGCTAGGTACGCAGCAGCAATCCTAAAGAAGTACGACTACCAAGCGATTGCGGATTCCCAGCAAGCCCGAAGTTTTATAACAAATAAGCTGATCGAACTTGCCGACTGCGGCGACTTCAAGATTGAGATCAAAGCCCTAGAATTGCTAGGCAAGCACAGCGACATCGGCCTCTTTACAGAGCGCAGCGAGATTACAGTGCACCACAAATCGTCCAGCGAGCTGGAGAACTCCATCAAGGATAGGATCAAGCGCCTATTAAATAGTGATGTGGTGGACGTGACTCCCTTGGATGATCTGGATGCCCAGCTAGGCGCACCTCAACCTGCCCCGATAGAAGAAAGCCCAGACCCCGAAGGCGACCATGAGGACGACGACGGCAAATGACGACCTCACTTCTTGACTCCGTTAGCCTTAAGGACATACCCCAAGTCTTGGACAAGCTGTCTGAGTCGGACTTACGGGTACTAGAGGCTCAGTTAGTTAAGCTAGAGAAGCTAAAGTCGCGGGAGTTGTCGCAGGATAAGTTCCTAAAGTTCGTGGAGAAGGTCTGGCCGACCTTCATTGGCGGGCGACACCACAAAAGAATGGCCGAAGCGTTCGAGCGTGTGGCAAATGGAACCTGCAAAAGGCTCATTATTAACATGCCACCCCGTCATACCAAGTCAGAATTCGCCTCATATCTGCTCCCAGCGTGGTTTTTGGGCAAGTTTCCGCACAAAAAAGTCATTCAAACGTCCCATACAGCCGAATTAGCGGTCGGATTCGGTCGAAAAGTGCGAAATTTGGTCGATTCTGAGGTCTACAACGAGATTTTCCCCGGTTTATCGCTGCAAAGTGACTCAAAAGCAGCCGGTCGATGGAACACAAGTAAGGGTGGCGACTACTTCGCTATCGGTGTGGGCGGTGCTGTGACCGGTAAGGGTGCTGACATCCTGATTATTGACGACCCGCACTCAGAACAAGAGGCTGCAATGGCAGCTTCCAACCCCGAGTTTTACGAAAAGGTCTACGAGTGGTACACATCCGGCCCTCGTCAGCGTCTACAGCCGGGCGGCTCTATTGTGATAGTGATGACTCGTTGGTCGCAAAGGGATTTGACGGGTCAAGTGCTAAAGGCAGCGGCAGCTCGTGGTGGTGAAGAGTGGGAAGTGATCGAATTCCCGGCTATTTTGCCCTCTGGAAACCCACTTTGGCCAGAATTTTGGTCAAAAGAGGAGTTAGAGGCCCTCCATGAGGAGCTTCCTAATAGTAAGTGGCAAGCCCAGTACCAGCAGAATCCTGTAGGTAACGAGTCCGCTATTGTGAAGCGGGATTGGTGGAAGTGGTGGACGCAGGAGCGCCCGCCCGTGTGTGACTACATACTACAGACGTGGGATACGGCGTTCGAGAAGAACAATCGTGCCGACTATTCTGCGGGCACAACGTGGGGTATCTGGAACAACGACGAAGATAACGGCCAGCCCAACATCATCCTCTTGGACACATATAAGAAGCGCGTGGAGTGGGTTGACCTGAAGAAGGACGTGCTACGGACGTACCATGACTGGGAGCCAGACGGGGTGCTTATAGAGAAGAAAGCAACCGGAGCGCCGTTGATCTACGAACTTAGGAGCATGGGGATACCTGTACAGGAGTACACTCCTAGCCGAGGAAACGACAAGGTCAGCCGTCTGAATTCTGTATCGGACATCATTGCCTCCGGCAAGGTTTGGGTACCTGAGACGCGCTGGGCGGAAGAGTTAGTGGACGAGATTGCCGCTTTTCCTAGTGGCGAGCACGACGACTTGGTTGACGCGACAACATTGGCGCTAATGAGGTTCAGACAAGGCGGCTTCCTACGCTTGCCAATCGACGAGCCTGAAGACATCAAGTGGTTCAAAGGTTACCGGGCTAACGAGAAGTACTACAACATATGAGCAACTTTACTTGCATGTACTACAAGAAGGCGATGGACAAGGCGTTCTGTGATTACGTCGTCAACTCCATTGACTGGTCAGCCGCGCAGGATGCCACTGTATATAACGACGCGGGGGCAGAGACTAAGGTAGAACACCGCCGGGCGCACATCGTCTCGCAAGACTTGATGTCGCCAATTGGCTCTGTGTGCAAGAACTATTTAATAGATGGTGAACGTCAGGGTCAGTGGGTTGGTACTGTCTGTGACTTCGACATCGTGCAAGTGATTCGGTACACCGAGGGTGGGCACTACCTGTGGCATAACGACGTGCTACCCCCAGAGAACGGCATGGTCAGAGGCGTGTCATTCGTGATGCTCTTGAATGATCCAAGCGAGTTTGAAGGCGGGCTGCTACAGATTAAAGATAAGAGCGATAACCTCCTGCCAAATCAGGGGGACATAGTTGTGTTTGATTCAAAAGCGGAGCACCGGGTAACACCGGTCACAAAGGGCGTGCGTTACACCGCCGTGTGTTGGGCAAAAACATATTACGAGGAATAATCATGGCAATCGACAAAGGCTTGTATGCCGCCCCTGTAGGGCTTGAGCAGATGATGGATGCTCCAGACATTGAAGTGGAGATTGAGAACCCGGATGAAGTAAACATCGAGATGGATGGCATTGAGATTCAACTGCGCCCTGAGCCTAAGACTGGCGAAGACTTTGACGCAAACCTCGCTGAGTATATGGACGAGAACGTCATGCAGTCCTTGGCGAGCGAACTCATAGAAGACTATGAGAAAGATATGCGGGATCGCAAAGAGTGGATACAGGCCTACATTGAAGGTCTGAAGCTCTTGGGTCTGAAGTACGAGAACAGAACAGAGCCATGGGCGGGCGCGTGTGGCGTGTTCCATCCGATGCTAACTGAGTCTGTTGTGCGCTTCCAGTCTGAGGCTATCACTGAGACTTTCCCTGCGATGGGGCCAGTCAAGACCAAGATCGTTGGTAAAGAAACCTTGGAGCGCAAAGAAGCCGCAGAGCGCGTCCAAGAAGATATGAACTACCAACTGACTGAGGCAATGCCTGAGTATCGCCCAGAGCACGAGAAGCTTCTGTGGTCGTTGCCGCTGGCAGGCTCCGCATTTAAGAAGGTCTACTACGACCCAAGCAAGGGTCGCCAAGTAGCTATGTTTGTCCCAGCAGAAGACATCGTCGTGCCATACGGCGCGTCAAATCTTGAGTCTGCAGAGCGTGTAACCCACGTCATGCGCAAGACTGAGAACGAGGTCATCAAGCTCCAAGAAGCAGGCTTCTATCGTGATGTGGACTTAGGCGAGCCTAGCATTGAGCTAGACGACATCGAGAAGCAAAAGGCTGAAGAGCAAGGCATCATCGCCACGCAGGACAACCGGTACCGCTTCCTTGAGATGAATGTGGACTTGGACTTACCGGGTTATGAGCACAAAGACAAGAAGGGCAACTCCACAGGTATTGCACTGCCTTACATCGTAACAATAGAGAAGGGCACTAAGGAGATATTGGCGATCCGCCGTAATTGGTACGAGGAAGATGAGCTTCACTTGAAGCGCCAGCATTTTGTCCACTATCAATACATACCGGGGTTTGGCTTCTATGGCTACGGACTCATTCATCTTATCGGTGGTTATGCAAAGTCCGCAACGATGCTCATTCGTCAGTTGGTCGATGCCGGAACGCTCAGTAACCTTCCCGGTGGACTCAAATCACGTGGACTCCGTGTTAAAGGCGACGACACCCCGATTCAGCCCGGTGAGTTCCGTGACGTGGACGTGCCCAGTGGGTCAATACGGGACAACATCCTGCCCCTGCCATACAAAGAACCAAGCCAAGTTCTCTACACCCTCTTCAACCAAATAGTCCAAGAAGGTCGGGCGTTTGCGTCTAGTGGCGATATGAAGGTTTCTGACATGAGCGCACAAGCGCCTGTTGGTACGACCCTAGCCATACTGGAACGTACGTTAAAGGTAATGTCTGCGGTACAAGCCCGCCTGCATTACTCGATGAAGCAGGAGTTCAAGCTTCTGAAAGTCATCATTGCCGACTACACGCCAGATGACTACGACTACGAGCCAGAAGAAGGTTCGCGTCGCGCTAAGAAAGCTGACTACGACAGTGTGGACGTGATACCGGTCAGCGACCCCAACGCAGCAACCATGGCGCAGAAGGTTGTGCAGTATCAAGCAGTACTCCAGTTGGCACAGCAGGCACCTCAGCTCTACAACCTGCCCCTCCTCCATCGCCAGATGATCGAGGTCTTAGGCGTGAAGAACGCTAATAAGCTTGTGCCCATCGAGGACGACGAGACCCCCATCGACCCAGTGCAGGAGAACCAGAACATCCTGACAGGCAAACCCGTCAAGGCGTTCATCGAGCAGGATCACGAGTCGCACATTGCTGTGCACATGGCAGCGATGCAAGACCCCAAGATACTGTCCTTGGTCAGTCAGTCCCCCAACGCCCAAGCCATGCAAGCGGCTATGGCGGCGCATATTAGTGAGCATATTGCCTTCGAGTACCGCAAACAGATCGAAGCATCTATCGGCCTCTCCCTGCCTACCGAAGAAGAGAACAAGAACATGAAGCCAGATGTTGCGGCTCAAGTTGCTCAGCTCACTGCCCAAGCTGCCAAGCAGTTGCTGGCTAAGAACCAAGGCGAGGCCGCACAGCAGCAAGCTCAACAGGCACAGCAAGACCCCATCGTCCAGATGCAGATGCAAGAGCTTCAGTTGAAGCAGGCTGACATGCAGTTGAAGCAACAGAAGCTTCAGATCGACGCCGCTGAAAAGGCTGACCGTCTGCGGATTGAGGAAGCACGTATCGCGGCCCAGAAAGAGATTGCAGCTATGCAAGTAGGAGCTACGGCAGCAGCAACTCGTGACAAGCTCAAACGCCAGCAGGAGACCGAGGGGGCACGGATGGGACTCGATGTTGCGAAGCACAAAGCTCAGCTAGCTCAACAATCTCGCCAGCAGGCGGCGCAAGCAGTACACGCAGCTAGACAGAAACAACAGCCTAAGAAAGGGGATTAATGGACGACAGGATACTTAAACACCTCATCAGTAAGCTGGAAGAACTACGCGCAGACCAAGCTGCATTTGTCGCTCAGGGTCGCGCTGCTGATTTCGCCGAATATCGGCACACCTGCGGGGTAATCCGAGGACTAAGCCTCGCAGAGCAACTATGTAATGACCTCGTGCAAAGACTGGAGACTGATGATGACGACTGAAATCCTGATAGGACAGGACGTGAACAACCCGGAGGCGGCAACCACGCTGCCTGATTCACCGGAGCGTAGAGCGAAGCAAGTTCCTGACCCTAAAACGTACCACATTCTGACTGTAGTTCCTGACGCTGAGGAGCAGTTTGAAAATGGCCTGATTAAGGCAGATAGCACCATTCATTATGAAGAAGTGCTGACCCCTGTACTGTTTGTTATGAAACTTGGCCCGGATGCTTATAAAGACCAAACCCGCTTTCCAAGCGGCCCTTCCTGCAAAGAAGGGGACTTTGTAATTGTCCGGCCTAATTCAGGCACCCGCATGAAGATTCATGGCCGCGAGTTCCGGATCATCAACGATGATTCGGTAGAGGCTGTAGTTGAAGACCCCCGTGGTATTTCACGTGCTTAAGGAGAGATAGATGGCAAATTATAAATTTCCAGATGAGCTGGATGGGGATGACGGCGAAGATTTTGCTGTTACGCCCGTAGGTGAAGAGGTACAAACCCCTGCCCGAGGTAACAAAAGGGAAGCAGCGGCAGAAGTCGAGGTTGAGATCGAGGACGATACACCCCCTGCGGACCGTGGCCGTAGACCTATGGCTACCCCACCCAAGGAGCTTTCCGATGACGAGCTTTCCCAGTACGACGAAAAGGTCCAGAACCGGCTCCGGCATTTCACTCGCGGCTACCACGAGGAGCGTAGAGCTAAGGAGGAGGCTCTTCGTGAACGGCAAGCTGCAGAAGAGTTTGCCAAGCAGGTCTATGAGGAGAACAAACGCCTCCAGCAGCAGCTTGCTACGGGTAGCGAGCAGTACGTTGAGCAAGCAAAATCTGTTGCCGAAATCGAGCTGGAAGCCGCTAAGAAGAAATACAAGGAAGCCTATGAAGCTGGCGACCCTGATCTTCTGACTGACGCTCAGGCGGAGATTTCCCGTGCCACGCTAAAACTTGACAAAGCCCAGAACATGAGGCCTTTACAAGTTCAAGAAAAAGAGGTACAAGTACCACAAAGTTCAACTCCTGCTAATAATCTTTCGGAGAGGGACAAAAAATGGCTGGACAAGAATACATGGTTTGGCCCGGACGATGAGATGACCAGTACTGCGCTTGGGTTACACCGCAAGCTGCTAAAACAGCACGGGTCTGATTTCATCGGGTCGAGAGAGTATTACGAAACTGTTGACGCTACCATGCGGAGACGATACCCCGATTACTTCGGGAGCGATGAGGACGAAGCGACCTCCAGAACTGCTTCAAACCCGGATTACGAGGACGAACCTCCTCGCCGTGCTCAAAAATCAGCTACCGTTGTGGCTCCGGCCACCCGTAGCACCCCGCCTAACCGTATGAAGTTAAAGGCGTCTCAAGCATCCATTGCGAGAAAGCTTGGCGTCCCTTACGAAGAATACGCGAAACAGGTTGCATTGTTAAAGCAAGGAGAATAAATATGGCTAACGCACAAACTCGACTCGACCGTGAACTTGATTCACGCGACAAATCTACGCGCCCTCAGCAATGGCGTGCACCGGACTTGCTTCCGGTACCTAACCCACGTACGGGTTGGGCACACCGCTGGGTACGTGTCAGTATGATGGGTACGGCAGACGCCAAGAATATTTCATCCTCCATGCGCGAAGGATATGAGTTCTGCAAAGCAGAGGACTATCCTGAAATGATGTTGCACGCACTCACCGAGGGACGCTTTAAAGGCAATATCGAGGTGGGCGGGCTGATGTTATGCAGAATCCCTGCCGAGTTTATGGACCAGCGTAGGAAGTATTACGCAGACATGAACAAAGCGCAGGCTGACTCTGTTGATAATACGTTCTTGAGAGCAAGTGATCCTCGTATGCCTCTGTTCGCAGAGCGCAAATCGAAGACCACATTTGGTTCTGGTTCTTAACTTTTTGGAGTAAATCATGGCACAAACTGCGCCCTACCCAACAGTAGCCGCTCCTTATGGGCTACGTCCGATCAATCTGATCGGTGGTCAGGTGTTTGCCGGTTCTACTCGTCTTCTCAAAATTACCAACAACTACGCTACTAGCATTTTCTATGGCGACATAGTTAAGACTGTAGCTGGTGGTACTGTTGAGAAAGACGTTGGCGAATCCACCGCAACCCCGACCGGTATCTTCCTTGGATGCGTTTACACGAATCCGTCCACTAAACAAAAGACCTACGCCCAGTACTGGCCCGGCGGCACTACGGCATCTGACGCCTACGCATATGTAGCGGATGATCCCGATGTTCTGTTCAAGGCCGTTATGGTTGCTGGCACTACCGAAGACGGTAACGGCTTGACCGTTGCTTTCCTTGGCCAGACTATGGTGGGTTCAAATGCTGAGCTGGTACAAAACGCGGGTTCGACCACTACTGGTGACTCGAAGGTTGGTATCTACAGCGCCGCTGGTGCTACGACTACGGCTTCACTGCCTATTCGTGTCATCGACGTTGTTCCTGATACTGCAAATAGCTCCGGTAACTTCTGCGAGTTTATCTGCAAATTCAACGCGCCATATGCAGCTTCCGTTTATAGTGCTGGCCCACCCGTAACGGTTACTACGACCATTACTGGCGGTCATCAGTACCTCAACCCGACAGGCATCTAAGGAGTAAGACATGGCTATTTCACGTGCACAACTACTGAAAGAGCTGCTCCCCGGACTGAACGCCCTGTTCGGTATGGAGTACTCGACCTATGGTGAAGAACACAAGGAAATCTACGAAACCGAGACTTCCGAGCGTTCATTCGAAGAAGAAACCAAGCTGTCTGGCTTCTCGGCTGCTCCGGTCAAGAACGAAGGCTCTGCGATTGCTTATGACAATGCGCAGGAAGCTTGGACCACCCGCTACAACCACGAAACCATTGCTCTGGGTTTCTCGGTGACCGAAGAGGCCATCGAAGATAACCTGTACGACAGCTTGTCTGCTCGTTACACCAAGGCTCTGGCTCGTGCGATGGCATACACCAAGCAAGTTAAAGCTGCTGCGGTCATCAACAACGGCTTCTCGTCGTCCTATCCGGGCGGTGATGGCGTTGCGCTGTTCTCCGATTCGCATCCGCTGGTGTCCGGTGGCAACAACAGCAACGTTCCGTCAACTATGGCTGACTTGAACGAAACTTCGCTGGAAAACGCTGTGATTCAGATCGCTGCGTGGACTGACGAACGTGGTCTGCTGATTGCTGCTAAGCCTCGTAAGCTGATCGTCCCACCTGCTCTGCAGTTCGTTGCTACTCGTCTGCTCGAAACCAGCCTGCGCGTTGGTACAAACGACAACGATGTTAACGCTCTGAAGAACAACGGTTCGATCCCAGAAGGCTATACGATCAACCACTTCCTGACCGACACGAACGCATGGTTCCTGACCACTGATGTTCCTAACGGCATGAAGCACTTTGTTCGTACCAAACTGGCAACTTCGATGGACGGTGACTTTGACACCGGTAACGTACGTTACAAGGCCCGCGAGCGTTACTCGTTCGGCTGGTCTGATCCACTTGGCATGTACGGTTCGTCCGGCGCAGCCTAAGAAAAAAGGGGGCTTTACCGCCCCCTTTTTTTGGTATATAAAGTAGCAAACCGGGGGTTTCCCGGCGCTTACGAACAGGCCCCCCGCCTGACGACATGCAGATCGTTTGCGCTTAACTCGCATGTGAGGACAACTTATCATGGCAGTTTCTACTACCCAAAGCATTTGGCGTTCGGGCGGCGGCGATCAAACTCGTCAGTCGTATTGCGGTTCCGGCATGATGGCAGCGGAGTTTTATATCGCTGACGCTTCTGTTGCTTCCGCCACTAAAGTAGCTGTTGATTCAACACTACTCACCACTTATCTAGTTCTCCCAGCAGGTGCTGTTGTTACCGGTGTCGTTATTAACGATGCGGGTACGGGTTCTGTTGATCTTGGCACTCTGGGTGTTGTTTCCGGCACAGCCACTGGCGCGTCTATTGCTAATAACCTAACAGTATCTTCTACTGGCGTTATTACTAGTGGCCTGACACTGACTGCTATTAGCGAACTGAGCTACGTAACCGTAACTATCGACACTTCGGGCGCTGGCACTGTTGGTGGCTACCTTACTTACTTCGTCGTCGATCCGCTGTACGGTCAGCAGAACGTCTAATAAGGAGGCATCACCATGATGCAAACAGACGTTAAGTCAGCACATTTAACGACATCAGGTACTGCTTTTAATGGTAGAACACGTCTAAAAAGCGTGTCTTACCGAGGTAATGCTTCTGATGGGTTTATTAAATTTCGTGATGGCGGTTCCGGTGGCTCAGTTATTTGTGAGCTTGATGTAGGTACTAGCGATTCGTTTACTATTTACGTGTTGATTCCCGGTGAGGGCGTATTATTTCAAACAAGTCTATACGTAGAACTATCTAACGTAAGTGCAACAACGGTGTTCTATGGCTAAGTCCCCGGCATGGCAGAGGAAAGAGGGCAAAAATCCCAAGGGTGGTCTAAACGCCAAAGGGAGAGCTTCTTACAACGCAGCGAATCCGGGGAAGCCGGGGTTGAAAGCCCCCCAGCCGGAAGGCGGCGCA